CCACATGGGGATCGGCAGCCAACCGCCTATTTCCAGAATCCCGCTGAACAACGTGGTGGGTTTACACAACTAACAGTCGACTCTACCTCCCCTTCCCAGCCAGCAACGGGCAGCCAGCCGGCAGGTGCATCCGTACCCTGCCCGGCACGCACTCGATGCGGAACTGGCGGGCCTGTACCGGCTCGCCATCCAGATTGAGGGTCAGCGGGCGCTCGGATGCGACCTCCAGCCACGGCAGCCGCGCACGCGTGGCCAGCTGTTCCAGCGCAGCCTGGGTGCCTGACTTCAGCATCTGGCCGAGGGTGGCAGTGACCTCCCCTTCCAGTTCCGGAAGCACGGTCACATCCAGCAGCCCATCATCGATCAATGCCTGCGGGCACAACTGCTGGCCGCCACCGGCCTGGCGACCATTGCCGATGCCGAGCGCAATGAAGTCGCCTTCCCACGCGAAGTCCGGACCGGACAACCGTGCGGTGATCGGCTCGATGCGGCCGAGCTTGGCGATGCCGGTGATCACATAGGCCAGCCCGCCCAGCATCTTCTTCAAGCCCGCATCAGTCTCCACCGTCACCTGCGTGCCGAAGCCACCGCTGGCGAGATTGGCGCACCACCATTGCGTGCCATCGGCGTCCACGCGCAACAGGTCAATGGCGTGCGGCGTCGCCTGCCCGATCAGGGCGAAGGCTTCCTTCGGTTCGGTCGGTATGCCGGCCGCAGTCGCGAAATCGTTGGCGGTCCCCATCGGGATCAGCGCCAGCGAGGGCAGCGCATCTGCCAGCTCCTCACGATGCGCCAGTGTCTCGGCCACTGCACTGAGCGTGCCATCGCCACCGGCGGCTACGATCACATCCACGCCATGATCGATCGCCTCGGCGACATAGCGCTCGGCGTCACCGTCCTCCCAGGTCACCCGCACTTCCAGCTGCACGCCCTGTCCGCGCCAATGGCCGACGGCGTCGCGCAACTCATCGTTGCCGGCGGATTTGCCGTTGAGGATCAGGCGCCAGCGCGGGGTGGTCATGCAGAGCTTCCAGGGATGCGGTGGCACAGGCTAGCAATGCGCTGTTTGCCCGCGGTGAATGTCACGCAGATGTCATTCAGCTACCGGAGAATGGGAGTCCATAGCAGGGACGACGGATGGAGGCAGGATCAGCCTCCCACGCATGCAGCGAGGCCACGCCAGTGATTGGCGTGGCTTTTTTTTGGGGTGTGCAGGGAGTGCGAACCAAGGTTCGCACCCACCAGGTTGCGGTTCGCTGCCCCCGGGTTGCGGTTTGCACCCACCCGGTTGGTAGATCCACGCCATGCGTGGATGCACTTCGCTTCAACCGTTGGCGAAATCGTGCAGCGCCTGGCCCTGCAGCCGGTACACGGTCCACTCGTCCTGCGGCTTCGCACCGGCAGCGGTGTAGAACTCGATGGCCGGGGTGTTCCAGTCCAGCACCGACCATTCGAAGCGACCGCAGCCCTCGGCCACGGCCTGGCGTGCGATGTACTTCAGCAGTGCCTTGCCGGCGCCCACGCCGCGCTTTTCCTGGCTGACGTAGAGGTCTTCCAGGTAGATGCCCTTGCGGCCCAGCCAGGTGGAGTAGTTGTAGAAGTACACCGCATATCCGATGGCCTCGCCGTCGGCTTCGCAGATCAACGCGCGCGCCGTGGCATCGGCGCCGAACAGGCTCTCGGCGATGCCGATCTCATCGGTCTGTACCGAATGCTCGGCCTTCTCGTAGATGGCCAGTTCGCGGATGAAATGCAGGATCAGGCCAGCATCGGCCACGGTGGCCGGACGGATGTTCAACAGTGCCATGCGCAGATAAAGGGGACGGAGGGAATTAAACGAGATTAATCCCCTCCGTCCCCTTTTTGTCAGCGTGCCGCAGCGACGTTGGCGCGCATCTGCGCGATCACGTCCTGGTAGCTGGTCTTGGCGTTGAAGATGGCCGAGCCGGCGACAAAGGTGTCGGCACCGGCAGCCGCGATCTCGCCGATGTTGTCGGCCTTCACGCCGCCGTCGATCTCCAGGCGGATGTCCTTGCCGCTGGCATCGATCATCTTGCGCACCACCTTCAGCTTGTCCAGCGCCGAGGGGATGAAGGCCTGGCCACCAAAGCCCGGGTTGACCGACATCAGCAGCACCAGGTCCAGGTCCTCCAGCACCCAGTCGAGGATGTCCACCGGCGTGGCCGGGTTCAGCACGATGCCCGGCTTGCAGCCCAGCGAGCGGATCAGCTGGATGGTGCGGTGCACGTGGCGGCTCGCCTCCGGGTGGAAGCTGATGTAGGTGGCACCGGCCTCGGCGAAGTCCGGGATGATGCGGTCCACCGGCTCGACCATCAGGTGCACGTCGATCGGCGCGGTCACGCCGTGCTTGCGCAGCGCCTGGCAGACCATCGGGCCGATGGTCAGGTTCGGCACGTAGTGGTTGTCCATCACGTCGAAGTGGACCCAGTCCGCGCCAGCGGCGAGGACGTTGTCGACTTCCTCGCCGAGGCGGGCGAAGTTGGCGGACAGGATGGAGGGGGCGATGAGGCAGTGGGACATGGCCGGGCCTTGCAACGAGGGGAAAGGTGTAACGGCGCGCGATAAATCGCCCGCCACACGTGGGATAAACGGTGGGGCGCCAATGTTGCACCCACGGGAATGAAAGTGCACGGGGCGGAAACCGCCCCGTGCCCCGGCTTCCCTACCAAGTCGTGTAGATCAGCTCGCGCCGCTGCACCGCCTGCCGGCCAATCGTGTACCGGATTGGCACCACCCGGTCCCTGAACTGGCAGAACACCTCCCGCATGGCCGGGTGGTCGTTAATCGTCAGGATGGCAGAGCCACGCAACCCGGCCATCTGACGCGCCAGCTCCAGGTACTGCTCCATTCCAAATGGGGCGCCGTAGCCCTCGGTCTCCCAGTACGGCGGATCGAGGAAGAACAGGGTGTCGGCGGCATCGTACTTGGCCATGCACTGCTGCCAGGCCAGGTGTTCGACCGTGACCTTGTGGAGCCGGAGGTGCGCGGCGCTCAGATCCTCTTCTATGCGCAGCAGGTTCAGGCCCTTGCCACCCCGGCCGAAGCCGGGGGTCTGGCCGGTCGCCTTACCGCCCCAGGCCAGCCGCTGCAGATAGTAAAAGCGTGCAGCTCGCTGGATGTCAGTGAGGGTGTCGGGGTGCTGGAGCTGGCACCAGCGGAACATTTCACGGCTCGTCAGGGCCCATTTGAACTGCCGCACGAACTCCTCAAGGTGGTTGGCCACCACCCGGTAGAGGCGCACCAGTTCGCCGTGACAGTCATTCAGCACCTCGGCCTTGGCTGGCTCCCTCGCGAACAGAAGAGCAGCGCCGCCGGCGAAGGCCTCAACGTAGGTGCGGTGCGGGGTATCGGCCACCAGGGGCAGCAGGTGGGGTAGCAGGCGGGTCTTCCCGCCAGGCCAGGGGAACAGTGTGGTCGTCTTCATTCTCAGCCTCTGCGATGGGTCTGGGCGAGGCTTGTCTCCCCCGCGCGGGGAGCAGGGCCTCGGCCAATAGCACGCGGGCTGTACGCGTGTGTTGCGGCGCCAGGCTGGCAGTTGCAGCTGCCTGCCTGGCGCCCTGTTTCAGGTCTGGAGAGGGGCTCGTTCTTGCCCAGCCGCGCCTTCAGGCAGTGCCGGCGGTACTGGCCACGCACAGTTCGGGAAGCCCGCCCGCTCCGGCAGATCACGAAGCTCCTGCCGATAAGCCGCCCATGCCAGTTTCGCCTCCGGAGCGAGCGGACTGTCAGGGGCCTGGGTCCAATCAGTGGCTCGCAAACGCTGGGACCGCTCAAGCCTGACCTTGTCGGTGTAGATCCGAAGAACAAGTGAGGCAGGAATTGAGAGCATCGCCGTCTCGCCTGGCTGCAGCTCCATCCCTTCGCGGACTGCGCGGTAGCCGGTCTCAGTGACCGCATACATGTCAACGTTCATAGACATACCCGAAAACGTCCACATACACCGATCCAACCGGCGCAGCGGTCAGCCAATAAGTCATTGCCTGAGAGCCATCAAGTGGATGGGCAACCATCGCTGTCGCGTCACGACGAATTAGGAACACGGCATCGTTCGGTTGGCTTGGGGGGCCCACAGCACTGTCGTCGCTAGTTCCCGTCCCCATGTTGGTATCTGCAAAGTTGTAGAGCTGAACCGTCGCCAGTCGCGAGGTCATAGGCACCACAGCTGCGAGAGAGACGGTAGTTTCAGTTGTCGCGGTGCCTTGCGAGAGAACTCGGAAAGGGGCGTTTGACTGTGCGTTCTTGTAGGCGATCGTGGTTCCGGTCTGCGCAAAGTTGAAAATGGCCCCTGCCGCGTTCGTTCGGAAGCTACCGATGTACCGCCGCGAAGTGGCGCCAGTCTTGGCGCGGGCGGTTCCGCTGTAAGGAGCGGCCGGAGCATCCGTAACGGCCTCGATCGCCGGCGTCGACCCGTTGAGGTACAGATAGAGGTGGTACCAGGTGTTCGCCGCAAGCGTCAGACCGCTGAGGGTCAGGGCGCTGGGCACCTCGATTGCCTGCTGCAGCGACGGGATCCAGGCGCTGCCGCTGGAAACGCGGATGGAAGCAGGCCCCACATACTCCATGCGCAGGCCAAGGATGTGGCCGGCCATCGTCCACAGGCCGGCCCCGGCCGCTACCGAGGCCGCACTGGCGGCGGCGAGCTGGGAGAGTTTGACGTCAGGCATTGGGGTTACTCCAGGATGATCGGGTCGCCGGCTTCCGTGACGATGCGGTCGCCCGCCTCGGTCACCAGCTGCGCGCGGTAGAGGAAGGTGTGTTGCAGGCGCTGCCAGCTGGTGAATCCGGCTCGGACAGCCTCGATTTCCACGCGCAGCGTCTTGCCGCCACTGCCGACCGGCGGCAGATAGCTGTCGGTAGTGGCCGTGATGCCGGCCTGCTCACGCACAAGGTTGTCCTGCAGGTACCAGCGGGCGGTGTAGGTGGTGCCTGGCTCCGGGCCAATGCTGGACTGCTCGGAGTCGACGAGCTGGTCAGCCTGTAGGAGGCGATCACGATGCGACCAGGCAGCCACCACGGTGCCGCCACTGCCCCACGCCTCGGTCGGGTATGCGTCGCCATTGATACGCAGACGGCCGGGCGGGTATGGGCGGACGTGGCGCCGGCGCATCGTCAATGCGATCGCCGTGGCCAGGTCCGGGTTCAGTTCACCCTGGCTGGTGCGGGTGATCAGCTTTGCCTCGGGCGCTTCGTTGGCCAGATACTCGCGACCATCGAAACCGACGTACTCATCGGTGAACCACACCCGCGCACCCACCGCGTGCTGTACTGGCACGGTGTCGACGCACCCACGGGCCACGGTCAGCGTCGCGGCCACCGGGTCAATCGACACCACTCGGACCAGTTCGTCATCGATCAGCGCTTCACTGCCGACCTCAACGGCGTCCAGGCTAACTCCAGCGGCCAGCGCGATCGCAGTCGGCTCGCTCTTGGCAGGCATTGCGGTCGTGAGCAGACCGGTGGGGGCGAAGTCAGCCGTACCGGCTTCGGTGAATGCAGCATTGCCCAGGCGGGTCTGCAGGGTGTAGCCGAACGCCACCGAGGACGGCCGCACGCCGATCGAGGTCAGGTAGCCGACGTCTGGCGACAAGGCAGAAAGATCCGGCGCACCAAGCGTGGTGGCCAGGTCACGATAGCTCGCCTCCTGCAGGCGCTGCACCGTGACCGGTTTGGGCTTGGTATCCGGCTCGACCCAGGCGCTGTCAGAGGGCTGGATGTAACTGGCAGCCGCCATGCCGGCAACGTCCTGGCCAACGGTCAGCACCACGGCCGTTTCGGTCTGCGTGCCTTCGTCGACGTCCAGGATGCGCACCGGCATGCGGGCCACGCCGCGCCGTGGCCACGACAGGGCACGCACCTGGCCGCGTTCGAAGGGGCCAGCATCGCGCCGCACCCGGATCTTCACCCTGCAGGGCAGGCTGCTCACCGCCGCCACCTCGCGCGCCGCGACGCGGCCGGCGAGCGTGGCATTCCACAGGCCTGGATAGTTCTTCCGGCTGCTGACCACCCGGCCCTGGGCCTGCACGCTGGCGAGATTCTGATAGGTGACAGCAGCATCCTTGTTCGTGGCGATATCGCGATAGACCACCGTGATCTCGTTGACGCTGTTCTCCAGCATCGGCTGCTGCCACTCCATCATCTCGATGATCTGGCCAGGACCGATCTCTGCCAGAGTGGCCGGGTCATAGTCCGGCCGCACCAGCACCAGCTTGGTCAGACCCGTCACCGGATCTTCAATGCGCATGCCGCCGATGTGGTCGCACACCATGTCCATGAACTCACCGGCGGGCACCGACCTGGACCACTTCAGGCACAAGCCAAGACCCTCATCCTTGAGCACCTGCGCGGCGGCAAGGAAGCTGGCTTCGTCAATCACCTCGATCGGGTGCCCCATACCCTCAGTGCGGACCTGGTAGATGATGTGGGCCGGGTTCATACCTTCATCGATCTGCACCAGGCCGCCCTGCCATAGGCCCTTCTTCCAGCCAGCGCGCCAGCGCGAAACCTTCTTGGTCCAGTTCTTGATGTAGGGGTTCATGGCCGACACTTGGCCATTGAACACACTTGTGAACAGCCCCCGAGCCGCCGGCCACGGCCCAGGCACCAGCGACTGCAGGTAGGCGCTGGGCATCTGTGTAGGTTCGCCCATGCGCACCTCCAGTTTGCCGACGATCCCGCCTTCACCCTTGTCGCCGCCAAAAACTTCGGGGGCAAGAATCGTGATGGTTCGCGAGGAGGTAATCGGCCCCGTGGCAGGCACCGTGAGCGGCACGTTGATGCCGAAAACTTTGGTCCAGGCGGTCTGCACGTTACCGTCCCACACCATCCGATCGCCGACGCGGATCTCCCGCAAGGCGTCGACCGGCCCGAGGCACTCGCCAAAGTAGATGCCCATGTAATAGCGGTAGCCGACGGTTTGCTTCTTGCCACTACCCACGGCCGGCCTCCTCGCGTGCTATCAGAGCCAGTCGCTGGGCGAAGGCATCGTCCAGAGCCTCGAACTGCTCGGCAGGCAGGCCTTCGTCCAGGAATTGACGGAGATCCAGTCCATGCCGGCCCATCCAGGTGCGGATGCCGGCAGCGCACAGCACGCCGTTACCCTCGCCGAGCTTTGCGGCGCGAGCATGGTCAACAGTGACCAGGACAGGGCGATTCATCACTTCTTGCCGCCCTTGACCTTGATCGGCGTGGTGCGCAGATCCCCGTAGAACAGCACGTTGGGATCGTCGATCCAGTTCGTGCCGAAAACCATTGCGCACTCGCGACCGTCCTCTGCCGTGGGCACGTTGAAATCCTCCAGCGATGCCGGCTTCGGGACTGTAGGTTTTGGGCGCATCACGTAGCTGACGATCAGCGCCACAATCATTACGATGATTTGGACCCACATGGGAGGCTCCTCAGAAGATGGGGTCAGGGCCGAAGGGGTTCTTCTTCGGGATCGTGTGTTGGCCGCCGAAGTTGAGCGAGTTGTTGAACTTTTCGTGGCACACCGATAGCGCGTGGCCGCAACCGGGATAGGCCGAAACAAGTTCGCCGGCAGCAAGCGGCGCAGCGGTCAGCAGGGTCAGTACTGGACCTACATGACCGACGACAAAGCGGTACTCAGTGGCAGTGCCCCTTTTCCACTTGATGAAGCCGCCCACAAACCAGCCATCCGGCTTGGTAGCAAAGGCATTGGAAGTGACCGTCTGCGTGGATGCAGCAGACAACACGCCGTCGATCCGGAAAGCCTCTGCATTGAGCCCACAATCTTCGTCGAACAGTGCAAAGGGGCACGGCCCTTGCCAGCAGCGGCGCAGGCCATTGGTGGCAGCTGCGCCGATGTTGCTCTGGCAGGTCAGCACCAGGTCGTTCTGACGTTCGTTGAAGTCGCTCAACACGCCATTCCACGTGTCGCGGATGACGCCATCGCTCTTGCGCACCCTGCGCCAACGCACCGTGATCCTTTCGGTCGGTGCGAACGGGCGAAGCACCGATGCCAGGGGCAGTGACAGTGGTACCGTCAACTCCAGATTCGACCGGGCCTCCTGCGCCGACTGCCCCAGGCGGCCGCGCTTGATGGCCACGGGGCTGAACTGCTGCGAATCGTAGACTTCTGTGCTGTCGCTGGAGGTGTAGCGCCAGCGCTGAGATCCGCGGCCGAACTCGTACAGCTCCACATGGCGGGAAAACAGGCTCACGGCTCACTCTCCTCGGCACCGATGCCGGCGAAGGACACCCGACAGCGGGCCAGGCCCTCGCCATCAGTTTCATGGGACAGCTCGACGGTGTCGGAGCTGAGGCGGGCCAGCACCATCCAACTGATCGAGCGGATGGCTGCAGGCTGCAGGGCGATACCGTGCGGCACGTCCAACTGCAGGAACTCACGCTGGGCATCGAGTTCGGTGGCCTGGACCAACTGGCGGTACAACACCTGGCCATTGAACAGTTCGATGCGCAAATGTCGGCGTCCGGGCTGCGCGCGGCCGAAGCGAGACACGCCGGCCCATGCCACCACGATGCCTCCGGAGGTGGCCAAGGCCGGCTCGATCAGCTCCAGGTCGTCGGCCCAGGACGGCAGCCACAGCGCGGACGCGCGACCCTGCAGCCAGTACAGGAGGCTGCGCAGGTTGGCCTGCTCGGTGCGGCCCCACGTCTGCCAGGCATGGGACTGCACTGGCCAAGCCCTACCCGTGAAGTCATCGATCGCTACCGGACCGATGTCCCCATCGATCACCACCAACTGCCGGCCGAATTCTGCGGTCGGCGATTGGTCCAGGTCAGGCCGCTGCTCAAGTACCGGTCGACCGCGATAGGTGAACGCCGGCGCGACGGCCGGCCAGTCGCAAGTTTCCACGGCCGTCAGCCGCACGGTGGAGCGCACAGCCTGGTCGGTCAGGCGCTCGAGGCTGGGTGTTTCCGCAAGGCGCGCTGTCCTGCAGGGCAACACCCGCGTGCCAGGTGCCCAGGCGTTGGCCGTAGGCCGAGCCAGCTGCAGGGTGTTGCCGGTGATGGCCGCCACCTCGACCAGTTCGTAGGTGGTGACGTTCTGCCACAGCATCGCCAGGCCGCCATGCCGATAGTCCCGCTGTGTGGCGGCCGGTACCGGGATGGACTGCACGCCCAGCGCAAGGCGCGACTGCAGCCATGACACGTCATTCCAGATGGGCAGTGCCCACGTGCGGGCCGACCAGTCAAACAGGGCGTGTTCCAGCACCTGGCGCTCGCGGCGATCGGCCAGGATGCTGAATTCCCAGGAGCGTCGCGGGGAGCCGCGAAGGGGGAAGCGCGCCTCACCACCGCTGGCGGCCTGCTGAACGTCGGTTGCCCACGCCAGAGTCTCCGACACCGGCCGGGACCAATCTGGCGGCAGCATCCACGCCGACATGCGATTGCCGGTGATTGTGACCGTGCGGCTGCCCAGGGCCACGAAGTCATAGGACAGCGTGGCCGCGATGACGGGCGGCCCCTCGGTAGTGATCGACAGCTGCCACCTGCGCAGTTGCAGCGGCGCGAACGTCAGCGGTGGTGTGCCTGGCCCCACCAGTTCAACACCCTCGCCATTCTCCAGCACCACCGAGGCCAAGGTCTGCGGCTGCAGGTAGGCGTTCCAGACCTGCACAAATCGCACCTGGTTGGTCACCAGATTGCCGAGGTCAATGCGCAGCGGCAGGATGTGGATTCGGTGGTACCAGTCATCGAAGGAGGTACGCAGCGCGGGACCGGCCGAGCGCTGTTCGGGTTCGACAATGGTGGCCTCACGTGCCGGGCCCGCAAGCACGCGAGCGCCGGCAAGCGCGCCACGAAATGGCACTGGAATCCGCGTGCGCGCGATGTCCAGGTTCCGACTTCGCCAGTTCGGCCCCGCGCTGATCGAGGTGGAAAGGAGAAGCGCCATCAGGACTTCCGGACTGCCCAGCCATAGGCGTTGCTTGCCGGAGGCTGGTTCGAACCGCTGGCCATCGTCAGCTTGCGAACCCAAGGGAAG